TCCGCGCCATCGACCTCTCACTCCGGCACAGCGAAGGCTGAACCTGCTAGAATCCGCGCCCTGCATCAAGTGCCCCCACCGCGGAGAGGTGGATGAGCGGTTTAAGTCGCACGCCTGGAAAGCGTGTGTAGGTTTATAGCCTACCGCGGGTTCGAATCCCGCCCTCTCCGCCAGGATTATAAGAAAACCGCCTATCCAGGCGGTTTTTTTTCGCCTACACCTGCGTGTCTGCGCGGGTTGCTGCGGGTTCATGTTTACTTCGCTGTTCCAACAACTAGCCCCAGTACAGGCCAATTCTCTCTCTAGTGCCACTGTTTTCTCCGTATTCGTTCGCCAGTGAAATGTGGCGAAGTAAATGAGCCGGCAGATTTTGACTGTTTTTAATCAATCGGTTAGCCACTTACTTTTCAATCGGTTTTTTTCGTGGTTTTGGTGCGCAACGGAACCTCTGGCATGCCTCTGCGACGATCATCGCTGCTCATCGCGTGGCCCCACCGATAAAATTCATGCCTTATGCCGCTCTGTCAAAGACCGACAAACTCCTTGCTGCCGAGCATTTCCTGATCAGCCTATCGATTCGTGCTCGGCAATCAAGGATGCGACAAGAGCCCGTTGCTCATCCCAAATTACCGGGTCCATTGCCGAGAAGTCGAACAGCTTGATTTGGTCCGGGAGGTCGTCGTCGAGGATTGCCGCGACTAGATCGGGGGCCAGTGTCGTGAGCCTCAGCATCCTGGAAACATAAGGATTGCTTACCCCTTCGAGATCGGCAAGTTTCTGTTGAGTACGCACTTCGCCCGAGTCGAGCATTCGTTGCCATCGATGTGCTCGCGCCAGAGCTCGCTGGAGTGGGCTGGGTTCCTTATCCCATGGGCGAGGTTTCAGAACTTCCCCATCCGGCAGCGTGACAAGTTTTCGGCCACTGCGACGTTTAAAGTTGATCGGCACAGCAACAGCGATGCGGCCGTCGCTCGCCAATTGGATTTCTGCGTCACCAACCCGCTGAATTTTGAGGTCGCTCATGCCGCCACCTTGTCTTCACTACGCTGGGTGTTGAGCTCAAGGAGCACACGTTCGATTCCGTTCGTGCGCAGCCGGAGTTCCAATTCATTGGGCGAAACCACCACTTTCTCGACCAGAAGACTGACCAAACGGTGCTGTTCGACCGGAAACAATTCACCCCAAATTGCATCGAGTCGGGTCAGCCCAACCGTAACCTTGGCCTCGTCTAGCGATGGGTCGAGGGCCGTGGCTTTTGGCACGACGTCGGCGATCAGTTCCGGAGAGCGTAGCAAACCACGAAGTTGCTCGAGAACCGCCGATTCCAGTTCAGCGGCGGGCAGGCGGGGGAGTCCAGACGCACCGGCATGCTCCTTCAGGTCACGTTGCGAAACGTAGTACCGATAGACCCGCCCCGTCTTTCTTTTCGTGGTGTGCCAGGGAGCGAGAGCCCGTCCGTCAATGCCGAAAACGAGTCCTTTCAACAAGAACGGGGTTTGAGCGCGCGTATTGTTGGCACGCGCCCGGCCATTGGTGGCGAGAATAGCGTGTACGTCATCCCAGGTTTTTTGATCGATCAAGGGCGGGTGTTGGCCGGGATACCAGGCGGATTTGTGGCCGATCTCACCCAGGTAGGTGCGATTGACCAGCATCTTGTAGATGAGACTCTTGTCAATTAGCTTTCCATTCCTGACCTTGCCGTCCTGAGTTGTCCATGCCTTCGAAGTGGCACCATCCAACTTCAGTTCGCGAACCAGCTTCGTACTTGACCCCAACTCCACAAAACGCTGAAAAATCTGCCGCACCAGCTTGGACTCCTGTGGATTCGGCACCAGCCGTCGATTCTCTACGTCATAACCAAGCGGCGGCATTCCGCCCATCCACATACCTTTGCGTTTGGATGCAGCGATCTTGTCGCGGATTCGCTCACCCGTCACCTCGCGTTCAAATTGCGCGAAGGAAAGAAGTACGTTCAGCATCAACCTTCCCATGGAGGTCGTCGTATTGAACTGCTGGGTCACTGAGACAAAGGAGACACCTCGACGTTCGAATACTTCAACCATTTTCGAGAAGTCGGCCAGGCTGCGGGTGAGTCGATCGATTTTATACACGACGACGATATCGATTAAACCCGCCTCAATATCCTGCATGAGGCGCTTCAGTGCGGGCCGATCCATACTCCCGCCCGAGAATCCACCGTCGTCGTAGTCATCCGAGACAGGAATCCAGCCCTCAGCACGCTGGCTGGCGATGTAGGCATGACCCGCATCACGTTGCGCATCGATCGAGTTGTATTCCTGCTCCAGGCCTTCCTCACTGGACTTGCGGGTATAGACCGCGCACCGTTGGCGTCGCTTCAGGGCATCGCTCATTTCGATTTCCTCGCCGGGGCAGATGCCTTCAGGCCGAAGAACAACGGGCCTGACCATCGCGTACCCGTGATTTCACGGGCGATCATCGATAGTGTGGGGTAGCGACGTCCTTCAAATTCGTATTGACCATCAGTGCCGACGACCACGCGATGCATCTGGCCCCGATATTCGCGCGTGATGACCGTGCCGGGCACTGGCCGAATGTCGCGGTCGGTTTTGCTGACCTTGCCGGTAGCCAACAACTTATCGATTCGATGCGCATTTCGTTCGAGCAATCCCTGATTCACCTTGCGAAAGGCACGCTCTTGCAAACCGTAAGCAATTCGTCGCTCCAGAAATGCTCGATTGCTATTGGGCGACGTGCTTCCGTTAAGCTCGATCCACAAGGCGCGAAGATCGTCGATTGAGAAGTCGGGCAACTGGGCGATCTGAGTCAGAACGCTCGGTGGCGTGGCAGGAGTGAGATTTTGGCGGTTCATTGCGACTCCGTTTTACGGTTGTTGACGGGGTCTGTATGAACGCGCTGGTGGGCAGGAAAGCCAAGCCCAAAACCACTAGCAGGCAACTTGATGTCTTCATCTGCTGACGGCCTAATACGAAAGCGCGCGAGGCCATTTGCCAGCAGGGACGCCACCTCCTGGAGGCGCTGTTCGGGCGTCATTTTGTCCGGCGGGGTATGTTTGATTTCATGCATTGGTGACCAGTCCTTTCAGTGCAAATCGCGTATGCGAAATTGTCCTGAAAGGCAGGCATCAAGGCCATGAGGGAGTTTCGGGCTCCGACATGCTGTTGCGGGTTATTGCGAAAAGTGCAGCAGAATTTCCGCTATTTTCTGACGGGGGGCTGGCCATTTCGAATGAAGTGATCGAAGGTGTCCTCCTCCGACTCTTCATCATCGTGGCGAGGACGCTGCCATTCCGCATCCGGCATCAACAGCAAAGTCAGTGTGTAGTCGTACTGCGCAGCGACCTTGGTCATCTCGGTCAGCGGCATTGAGGATGGCTCGCGTGGAAACCATGCTTGAGCCCGTGTCGTTTGTGTCTCATTAGCCGCCGAGCAGTTATCGCTGTAGGCCAGAGCCGCACGCGGCATTTCGATAGTTCGTTTGCGTGTTGCGAAATAGGCTCCCGACTTGAATGCTGCCTGGTTTGATTTCGCCCACAACATGTGATCATCACGACTGGCGACCAAGATCGCGCGCTTGTCGGCGATTTCAGTCCATCGCAACGCAGCGGCAGTTAGCGACACGCCGTAGCGATCTGCGCAGTGTCCGAGCAAATCGAAACTGACGGGGTGGCCATTCACCTGCCTTCTGAAATCATCCAGCGGCATCAGCAGGGTCGATGAGAACAAATCTGCTTCGGCTTCGATGTCTCGCTCATTGTTGTCACCCGTCTCAATGTCGTCGTCGCCGCACTCGAAAAGATCCTGCTGGTGGCGGTGAAGGATGTAGTGACCAAACTCATGCGCGATCGTGAAGCGCTTGCGGCCTTCTGATGGGGTGGCGCTGTTGTAGAGGATCAGCCACTTCGAGCGCGCCTTGTTAGCTTTCAGCAGGCCATCGAAACCGTCCAGATCTTCGCCTTGGACTTTGTCGATCGGCGATTCTGCGAAACACTGCCGGGAATATTCGACGGCCAATTCATCCACCTTGACAGGAAACCGCTCCGCCCCCAACACCATGCTGAGCATGGTGGAGATGCGGTTGGCCTCGGCCATGGGCTTCTTGCCTTCCGTCATTCATCTTCCCATGCGTCGATGATCTTGCGGATCTTCTTCTTGTCCGGTTCCGACATCGTTTTGTACTTGCGGAAGAACGCTTCGTCAATCACTTCCTCGTCAGGGCTGGAGGTGGAATCGCTAAGCAGGAACTCTGTCGTGACCTCAAGCACGGTGGCGATCTTGCCTATCTTCTCAGCTGATGGCTTCGGGTCGTCTTTGTTCTCCAGTTCCCATAGGTAGCTCTTACTGGAGTCTGTGAGCTCGGCCAGTTGTTCAAGGCTGAGCTTCTTTTCTTTCCGCAATGTACGGATCTTGTCACCCAAGGGTGAAGGCACCGTTTTCTCCTCATTTGTTAGCTGGAACAGGAAAATAATACCATCAGACCGAACGAAAGCGTACCTGCTTGACAAACCCATATTCAATCGGAAATAATTCGCTATCGTTCGGTGTGCCGAACGTAATCGGTCTTTAAGCCCCAACAACAAGGCGGGGCTGCTGGGCTGATCTCCACCCGATCCTCACCTTTATAAAGGGGTATGTCGATGAATGATGCAGAAAACCTGTCCAAGCTGCTCGGCCATCTGCCGCCGGCAGTATTTCGTAAATTCATGGTCGAGGAGTTCGAACTGACCATGTCTGCCCTGGACATGAAGCAGACCAAGCGTGATCAACGTGCAGAAATGGAAACTGTTCTCTCCGGGCTCGACATCACTCATCGGCAGCGCATCGAAGAAGTTGCCGAGCGTATTGTTCTGCTGTCAGATGGAGCCGGACAGGATGTGATCGAAGGTTTTCGTGACGACATCTTCGATCCGAAAGACCAGGAAGCATTTGCTGCGATTCGCAACCAGTACGAGCGCGCATTGTGGTTGCACATCAATGCGCCGACCCTGTTTGACGAAGCGATGAACGCCCGACAGGCCGACGTTTTCCGGCAGAGTGCATCGTGTTACTCGGGATTCATTGCCCCCAAGGATCTTTCGGTTCTGGAGGACGAGTCTTCCCGGCAGGCCTTTCACCATGCTGTTGCCGGCGAATTGGGCTGCGAAATCGACTCAGTCGCGGTTCAGGTATTCAAGCGGCTACGTCCGGACACACAAACAGGCGAGGAGATCGACCTCTATCAGATCAGCGTGCACCACAACCGGCCACCCGAAATTGTCGATTGTGTCCAGGCAAGTGAGCTTGTGTCCCAAGAGGTCGTTCGGGCTGTCTCATCGCACATCACCTATGAGCCTGCCAATGGCCATCTCGAGGTTTTGTCGAAGGACACCGATGGCCGGGAAGCGCTGGCACGCATCGTCGCCGATTCTTTGCTGCAGTCACCCATCACTGGCGACAAGATTCCGCTGAAGCAATACGACTACCAGAGCTTGGCTGGGCCGAGGAACTTCGACATCACTGGCGAACCTGTCGTCTCCGTCAAGGTGATCGAACTCGGCTACGTGGGTGACAACCACCGGTCACTCCTGATGAATATTTGGGCCAAGGATGCCGACGATATTCATGCTGCCGCGCGATCCTTGATTTCGCCGCAGTTTGATTTCCGTGATCACCAGCTCAACTACGCGAAGATTTCGATTCGTACCAAGAAAGTCGGGGCAGATCGTGCCAGGACGATTTCAGTGATTTTGCGAGAGGACAACAAGTGCAACATCAAGACCAAGCGGGAGAAGGATCGCGCACTCTGTGATCGCCTGCTCGCAAAATGGAATCTGGTGAAAGTCATCGGCAATGCCCCAGAAGAAACTCTCGACGCGCTCGCTGCTTGACCTGGTCGATCTGTTCGAGCAATCGAGCCAATCGACCGTCGATGCCGATGGGCAACGGCTATACGGGGTACCCGGATGGGTTCTTTCGGGTAACTCGACGTTGTCCGACAAGCAACTTGAGGCTTGGACCGATTGCGTTGGCTATTCGGCATTCTTCCCTGCGCCATGCGGGGAAGACCGAGTGGCGGTTGAAATCAACGAAGATGACGATCCAGATCGCTACAGTTATCGGTGCCCGGAAACTTTCCGGAAAAAATACATCAGCGCGGCAACGGTTGCTGTTCGATCGGTTCGTATTCCGCAATTCTTGAACTGCGTTGCTGACCTTCTCGAAATTCCGCAAGCATTGCGGCGCGGTATCGAAACTGCGGTCGTGGGCAATGTGCTCTGGAATATCGGCAAGATGCGCGTGGCTGAGACGCAGGTTGACGTGTGGCTGGCTCGCAATTTATCGTTTTCGATGAAAAGTGTGTTCCAGCACCTGCAAAACAGTGCATTGCCCAACCAAGGGGTGATCCTTACTACCGGCGGCAAGCTGCCCGCGATCATTGATCCCCCGAGGCAATATCGCGTAATCCCAATCATGGATGTGTTGGTCAGTCAGGTGTCATCGCCACACCTTGATACCGAACTCATCCATCGAATATTGGTGGCCGCCCCAGGCGCAAAATTTGAGGCATCGCTGCCAGTTAGATTTGATCCCTATTTCAACACGCTGGTGATTGCCACGAAATCCAGCAAGCCATGGTCAATCAAGGGGCCGAAACAAATCAATGCAGTCCGCTACCTCTTCGAGCAATTCAGGAATGGCCGGCGATGGGTGCCTGCCGGTGAAATTCTGGCGGACGTGTATGGCACCAAGGAATCGGGACGCAGCCGCCGAATGCAAAACCTATTCAGCGGAAATATGTTCTGGGAAGACTACATCGTGAACAACGACGACGGTGAATACGGATTCAATCTTGAGTAGCCATCGTCATCTCGCAGCACTCCGCACAACCGCCTTCGGGCGGTTTTTTGCTTTCTAGACCCCCAATTTCCACGTTTTTGTTGCGCCCGTACACGAGCCCGTACATGGCGGCGGCGGACGCCCGTACACCTCGAATCCGAAACTGATCTCACGTTTTCGCAATCACCTGAAAGGAGATAAACGTGAGTATCAAACACCTCAACCAACGCCATCTGGCCGACCGTTGGGACGTCAGCGAAGCCACTCTGGAACGTTGGCGGACCGAGGGAATCGGACCCGTATTTTTGAAACTGCAAGGGCGCGTGCTGTATCGCGTCGAGGACGTCGAAGCCTTCGAAGTCGATAGCCTGCGCAAAAGCACTTCCGAGCGCGTCATGGCCGGAGGTGCAGCATGAACCTCCACGAAATCGCATCGATGCCGGTCACGCAAGTGTCCGAGCTTCCCGCTGAAGTTCTACAGCAGGCCATGCTCGCAGCCATGACCAGTGTCACCCAAGCCAAGGCCATTCTCGACCACATCGAGCATGCCACCGACCTTCGGTATGGCGAACGGGCCAAGGCTCTTCGCCTCGATCTCGGGAAAGACACCGGTGTCGTTCATTTTGACGATGGCCATGTTCGCGTGACCGCCGAATTACCCAAGCGGGTCAAGTGGAACCAGAAGTTACTGGCTGACCTAGTCAGTCGAATTGCCGCCTCTGGTGACAACCCCGCCGAGTACGTCGACGTCAGCTATCGCGTCAGCGAAACGAAGTACCAGGCCTGGCAGGAATCCCTGCGTTCCCAATTCACCCCCGCACGCACCGTCGAAGTTGGCTCGGCCAGCTATCGACTCGCACTTCTTTCGGAGTAAACATCATGCTGAATTCCTTTATTGACCTTCTGCGCAAGAAATCCGTATGGCTGTCTGATCTCCCGGCCACCATCCGGGTACCGGGCCACGGTGGCAAACCCACAATCGACGGCCTCCAAATTGACGAGGCGAGTGTCGACGACATTGCATTCGCCATCCAGGGGCTGGAATACGAAGCCTCCGCCATCAGCGGCCAACTTCATGCCTTGAAGCGCTTGCATGACCTGGCCCGCAATCGTGGTGCGCTTGGTACCGACACGGTCGGCGCGATTTTTGGTGGGGAGGCTTGACATGGCCATGCCCATCATCACCGCCGACCAGCGGCTCGCTGAACCACGTGGTGTCAAAGGTGTCCTTGTCGGCAAGAGTGGCATCGGCAAGACCTCGCAGTTGTGGACGCTCAAGCCCATCGCCTCGCTGTTCTTTGATCTTGAGGCGGGCGATCTGGCCGTCGAGGGCTGGACGGGCGACACGGTTCGTCCCCGCACCTGGCAGGAATGCCGTGATTTCGCAGTGTTTATCGGTGGCCCGAATCCAGCGCTGCGCGATGACCAGCCTTACAGCCAAGCGCATTTCGATGCGGTGTGTGAGCGATTCGGCGATCCGTCCGTCCTCGATAAGTACGACACCATATTCGTCGATTCGATCACGGTCGCCGGTCGTTTGTGCCTGCAATGGTGCAAAGGACAGCCGCAAGCCTATTCGGAAAAGACCGGAAAACCCGACAGCCGTGGTGCCTATGGGCTCATGGGCCAGGAAATGATCGGCTGGCTGACCCACTTGCAGCACACGCGGCGCAAGAACGTCTGGTTCGTCGGCATCCTGAACGAGGCGCTCGATGACTTCAATCGTCGCGTGTTTACGCTGCAGATTGATGGCTCTAAGACCGGCCTTGAGCTTCCCGGCATTGTTGATGAAGTTATCACGCTGGCCGAAATCAAGGGCAGCGACGGTGCTAACCATCGTGCGTTCATCTGCCAGACGCTGAATGACTGGGGTTTCCCCGCCAAGGATCGATCCGGTCGCCTCGACCTCATTGAGGAGCCGAACCTCGGCCGCCTCATGGAAAAGATCGCTGGCCCGGCACGTCCCGCGCCCGAGCGACTTGATTTCGCTGCGCACTCCCTCGCTTCCACCCCCGAATCCAACCTGACTCAGGAGTCCTGATCATGACCTATTTCGATTTCAATTCTGCTTCCGAACAAACCTCCTTCGATCTGATTCCGAAAGGCACGCTGGTGAAGGTGCGCATGACGGTTCGCCCCGGTGGCTTTGACGATCCTTCGCAGGGGTGGACCGGAGGCTACGCCACGCGCAATGCCAACACCGGCTCCGTGTACCTGAACTGCGAGTTCGTGGTCATGGAAGGTGAGTACGCCCGTCGCAAGATGTGGTCGCTCATTGGCTTGTACAGCGCCAAGGGTGATGAGTGGACCAATATGGGTCGTACCTTCATCAAGGCCATTCTGAACTCGGCGCGTGGCATACATCCGGGTGACAGCAGCCCGGCCGCCCAGAATGCCCGCCGCATCAGTGGGTTCGTGGATCTCGATGGCATTGAGTTCCTGGGCAAGGTCGACTGGGAGAAGGATCAGCACGGTCAGGACAAGAGTGTCATCAAGGCCGCCATCACTCCCGATCACAAGGATTACGCGGCTTTCATGGGCGGCGTGCGACCGGTTGCGACGACCAGCCCCGCTGCGCCGACACAAGCCCCGGGGCGTGGCCCGGTGTCCGGACGTCCCAGTTGGGCGCAGTAAGGAAGGAGCCTCGACATGATTCTCCGTCCTCGCCAATCCCTACTCGTCGAGCGCTCGTTGTCCGCGCTCGGCGATCATGGCAATACGCTTGCCGTCGCGCCAACCGGTTCCGGCAAGACGGTCATGCTTTCAGCACTGACCGGCCGTCTGTTGTCTGACCCGGATGCCAAGGCCTGCATCCTGGCCCACCGCACTGAACTGACCGGACAAAATCGGGCCAAGTTTGGGCGAGTCAATCCCGGCATGAGCACGACCGTGTACGACGCCAATGAGAAGTCCTGGTCGGGTCGTGCCACCTTCGCGATGGTGCAGACCCTGTCACGGCAGGCCCATCTGGACCAGATGCCGACGCTCGATCTGCTGGTGATTGACGAGGCGCATCACTCGGCCTCGCCCACCTACCGTGCCGTGATTGATCGGGCACAGCAGAAGAATCCGAAGATTTTCCTGGCCGGCTTCACCGCCACCCCGAACAGGGGTGACGGCAAGGGTCTTCGGGAGGTGTTCAGTAACGTCGCCGATCAGATCACTCTCGGAGAGATGATCGCTGCCGGCCATCTGGTGCCACCGCGCACCTTTGTGATCGACGTTGGTGCGCAGGAAGCCTTGTCCAAGGTTCGTCGTACCGCCGATGACTTCGATATGGTCGAGGTCGCCGCCATTCTCAATAAGGCCGTCATCAACGACTCGGTGGTCGGGCATTGGAAAGCCAAGGCTGCCGGTCGCAAAACCATCGTGTTCTGCTCCACCTTGGCCCATGCCGACAGTGTCTGTCAGGCATTCAACGCGGCGGACGTGAATGCCATGGTAGTCAGCGGTGATCTGCCCGATGCAGAACGCAAATCGCGTCTGGCCGCTTACGAGTCGGGGTCCGTGCAGGTGCTGGTCAACGTCGCTGTCCTGACCGAAGGGTACGACTACACCCCGACCAGTTGCGTGATTCTTCTACGTCTGAGTTCGTTTAAGTCAACGCTGATCCAGATGGTCGGCCGTGGATTGCGCACCGTCGATCCCGAGGAGTTCCCGGGCGTCATCAAAACCGACTGCATCGTCCTCGATTTCGGTACCGCGACGCTCATGCATGGCTGCCTTGAGCAGGACGTCGATCTGGATGGCAAGCAGAAGTCCGAGGACGGGGCCAAGAAAGCCTGTCCGGAATGCAATGCTGAAGTTCCGGTTGCCACTCAGGAATGTCCCATTTGCGGATTCGTCTGGCCCGATGACGTTGACGACGATGTCGAAGTCACCGGGTCATTGCGCCAGCCACTTTCTGATTTCGTCATGAGCGAGATTGATCTGCTCAAGCGTTCGAACTTCCGCTGGTGTGACCTGTTTGGTAGTGACGATGCTTTGATGGCCACTGGCTTTCACGCTTGGAGCGGCATCTTCTTCCTGAATGGACGCTGGTGTGCAGTCGGTGGCGGGAAGGGTTTGCAATCGCATTTGCTGGCCATCGGTGATCGCACAGTCTGCATGGCCAAGGCCGATGACTGGATGAACGAGCATGAATCCGTCGACTCGGCTCACAAAACCCGGCGCTGGTTGAACGAGCCGCCATCCCCCAAGCAGTTGCAGTACCTGCCGGAAGCCGTGCGTGCCGACTTTGGCATGACCCGCTACCAAGCGTCAGCGTTGCTGGCTTTCCAGTTCAACAAATCTGTCATCAATCGCCTGGTACGTGCCGCCAACGAAGAATATCGGGAGGCGGCGTGATATGCGCAATTTGTTCACGACAGGCCAAAGGGTTCGGCTGGTCCAACACCAGCTACCCACGACACGATCCGCGACGCTACTCCGATCGATGGGTGTTTTGCTCCATGCGCTGCCTGGATGCGTTCTCCAAATTGATGACCAGAACGGAGGGACGCATGGTTGATCCGTCCGAAATGGAAAGTGCCGCGATGCATGCCTGCTTGTCACCGCTCGGGAAGTACGTCAGCAGTATCGGCATGGACCGGCCGCTGGCGGACTACCGCCGCGATGAGGTACTGACGCTCATCGATGTGGTGGTCACCGCCTATCAGGCACGGATGCGCGACGAGCACGAACGCATGGCGGCCAAGGATCGTGCATTCCTCGAGGAGCGACTAGCACGCCCGGCTGTTCCGGCAGGAAAAGGAGTGCCGTTTTGATGCTCGACTTCAATCATCGTCCGAAATTCCATGAGCAGGTCTGCGCAGTGGTCGATGCTGCACTGGTCGCCGAACGCGAGCAGCAGCAGGCACGGCGCTATCTCGGTGGATCACGTCTGGGTGTCGATTGCATCCGTGCCTTGCAATACGAGTACTGCCAGATCCCGGTCGATCCTGGTCGTGAAACTCTTGGCCGCGTTCTGCGCATCTTCGAGGTGGGACACGTCCTCGAGGATCTGGCGATTCGCTGGCTTCGCCTTGCAGGCTTTGATCTTTACACGCGCAAGAGAGATGGTGGCCAGTTCGGCTTTTCCGTGGCTAACGGTCGTATCCAGGGACACGTCGATGGAGTGATTGCCAATGCCCCGCCGTCGTTGGAATTGTCTTTCCCGATGCTCTGGGAGTGCAAGACCATGAACGACAAGCAGTGGCGAGACACCGTCAAGCGCGGTGTAGTGGTGGCCAAGCCCGTCTATGCCGGTCAGATCGCGACCTATCAGGCCTACATGGAGCCCTCGATTCCGGGGATTTCCGCCAACCCGGCGCTGTTCACCGCCATCAATAAGGACACGCAGGAACTCTGGTTCGAGTGTGTGCCCTTTGATGCAGCGCTGGCTCAACGTCTTTCGGATCGCGCCGTGCAGGTCATCCAGGCCACCGAGGCAGGCGAAACGCTCCCACGATCTGCGACATCGCCGACATTTTTCACTTGTAAATCTTGTGCCTGGCAAGACCAGTGCTGGAAGCCGGCATGACAGCAACGATGGATCTATGGCGTGATTTCAATACGGCGGCGGAACCACGCGCCGAATTTGCTGACGATACCGAGGCGATTCGGGTCTCACTGCTCGACCGGGTGGAGGCCGTACTGCTGTATCTCTATCCCCAGGGACGCATTCGCGGGGCCAAGTTCTATGTCGGCGACGTCGATGGTAGCGCTGGAAAAAGTCTAGTAGTGGAACTGGGTGGCGCACGGCGTGGACTTTGGACGGACTTTGCAACGGGCGATGGCGGCGACTTGATCGATCTGTGGGCCCGTGCCCAAGGACGGACGGCGCAGCAGGATTTCCCGCAGTTGATCGATGAGATCCGGCAATGGCTCGGCTTCGTTTCGCCAGCGCATCTACTCGCACGTGGATCGCATCGGGTCATTCCGATGGATGAACTTGGCCCGTACACAGCGAAGTGGGACTACCAGAACGGGGACGGCGAACTCATTGCGTGTGTGTACCGCTTCGACCCTGAGCCCGGATGCAAAGAGTTTCGCCCTTGGGATGTCCGAGCACGTATGTGGCGGGCACCGGATCCGAGGCCTCTCTATAACCAGCCATCCATTCGCCAAACCTCGACGGTCATTCTTGTCGAAGGGGAAAAGTGTGCCGAGGCGCTGATCAGTATCGGTGTCACTGCGACGACGGCCATGAACGGTGCGCGCGCTCCGATCGACAAGACCAACTGGTCACCTTTGGCCGGTAAGCATGTCGCCATCTGGCCTGATCGTGACATTCCTGGGTGGGACTACGCCGAGAGCGCGGCGCGTGCTTGCGTAGCTGTCGGCTGTGCCTCAGTCGAGATATTGGAGCCCCCCACGGAAAAGCCGGAGAAATGGGACGCGGCCGATGCGGTAGCGGAAGGTTTCGACTGCCGTGCGTTTATCGCCAGTGCCGAACGGTTAGTTATCAAAGCGGCACCCCTTGGCTTGCCAACCTTCACCCTCGGGCAGCTACTGGATGACGATTCTCCACTTCCGGCCGATCTTGTTTCCCCTCGGGTGCTGACACCGGGGGGACTGCTGGTTTTCGGGGGAGCACCCAAGGTCGGCAAGAGTGATTTCCTGTTGTCGTGGCTCGCGCATATGGCCGCAGGCGCCACATTTCTCGGTATGTCGCCATACCGTCCGCTGCGTATCTTTTACATGCAGGCGGAGATTCAGTACCACTATCTCAGAGAACGGGTGAAGGATATTCGCTTGCCAGCGAGCCGCATCGCCATTGCCCGGAGCAATTTCGTTGCCACGCCGCAATTGCACCTGATGCTTAACGACGAAGGGCTTGATCGGATCATTCCAGCAATCGTCGCTGCCTTCGGTGTCGAGTTGCCGGACATCATCGCGATCGATCCGATCCGCAACGTGTTCGACGGCGGTGATGCCGGCGGCGAGAACGACAACGGAGCCATGCTGTTCTTCCTGTCACAGCGAGTCGAACGCATCCGACGCGAGGTCAATCCTGATGCGGGTGTGATTCTGGCGCACCACACCCGAAAGCTCGGTAAGAAGCAATTCGAAGAGGATCCGTTTCAGGCCCTGGCCGGTGCAGGCAGTTTGCGCGGCTATTACTCGAGCGGGATGCTGCTCTACCGCCCCGATGAGATGCGCACGACCAGACAGTTGATCTTTGAATTGCGCAACGGACCGGGTATTCCCCAAAAGCATGTCGACAAGCTTCACGGCGAATGGCGTGAGGTTGAGCCCAACGAACGGCTGGTCATGCAGGACTATGGCGAGAAACTCGATGCCGAGCGTCGTCGCAAGCGTGACGTGATCCTCCAGATTCTTTTTGAAGAGGGGCTCCAGGGGCATTGCTATACCGCTAACCAGTTTGGCGAGAAGTTCGAGGGCAAGGCGGGTCTGGGCGGCGAACGAACCATCCGTGACCGCATCTCGGCGCTGGCCACCCAGGGCTACATCAAGCATTTCCGCAACGCAGCGGACTACAAGCTGGCACCGCCACGTACCAAATACGGCTACATGTGCGTCGAAGGCATGTTGCTGCGCATGCCGGCTGGCGATCCTGATCCGGATACCGGCGAAGTGCCGATGAAGGAAGTCCGAGTCCTGCCTAGCCACTACAAATGCCCCCAATCGGGAGCCGCCTTGCCGGTGGAAAACCCTGAAGTGTGGGTGTACCTCGATGACGTAACCGATTCACAGGAGTCCGCATGAGCACACATCAGCAAGTTGGCAAAACCGTTGCCGACAACCCCACAATTTCGACCGTTGTTGGCAAGTTGGAAAACGTCTGTCAACTCGAATCACAATCAGATCAATCGATTACCGATTTGTCGGCAAATTGGCAGATTGGCAGCCCTGCCAACTTGCCAACTTCCGCAAACCCGCATGAACACAGGGTTCCTGGCGATTTTCTAGTTGGAGAAATCTCCCCCTCCTACTACGTAGGAGAGGGACCCAATGGGCCCTCTGACCTACGTGGAGGGGATGTCGGTCGTTCCCTGAAGGTTGAAGGGACTGAACTGCTCAGCACCATCCTAGCGCTGGATTTGGGTACGCACACCGGGTGGGCAATACGGCAATCGGATGGAACCCTCAGTAGCGGAACGACACACTTCACGCCCCAACGATTTGAAGGTGGTGGCATGCGCTTTCTGCGCTTCAAGCGCTGGCTGCATGAACTACGGACGTCATGTTGCCGAATTGATGCCGTGTTCTTCGAAGAGGTGCGTCGCCATGCCGGCGTCGATGCGGCCCATGCCTACGGTGGCTTCATGAGCCATCTGACCGCCTGGTGCGAACAGCACGGCACACCGTACCAAGGCGTCCCGGTCGGGACCATCAAAAAACACGCGACAGGTAAAGGCAACGCCAACAAGGACGAGATGGTGAGTGCCGCCCGGCTGCGTGGTTACACCCCCGGTGACGACAACGAAGCCGATGCCCTGGCACTGCTGCATTGGGCCATCGAGATGCAGGAGGCATGAGATGAAGATTCATATCCCTCCTTACCGCTGTCCCTTGGGGCGGACGTCGTCGCGAGAGGAGCCCGAGCACATTAAACGTCAGGGCTGGCGTGACCAACACATTCTGGTTGTCGCGGAAAGCGATGACCGTCTGGATTTCATGGAACGTGAATTCGTCCGGCAACTGGGCGAACGTCTGTATGGGGAGAAGCGCCGTGGTTGAATGGACGATAGACGATGTGGCTGCAAGGTTTGCCGAGGCATCAGAGACAGGGCGACGTCTGCCTCGCGTCAAAGTGCAGGGCTACTTCAATGTCTGGCCTGCCTTCGCTCGGGAGGCATGGGAGTCCGCTCCTGATGACGAGCACGTCTACCGACCCTTGCCGCCCACACCGCAGGCCATCGACAGGATGATGGAGACCATGCGGTGGGTCTTGTGGTTAGAGGAGGAGCAGAGACATCTAATCTGGATGCGCGCCAAGGATATCGATTGGAAGATCATCGCGCGTCGCATGGCTTGTCACCGCAGCACTGCATGGCGGGCATGGCAGAAAGCACTGGCTACGGTCGCCGATCAATTGAATGATGCGTCCGACAACAGCAAGTCTCGATTGCGGAAGTGAAGTTACGTGAAATTTATTGCGCTTACCAATCAGTGCGGAATCGTGAGGCTGGATGCAGGTTTTGCCTGTATTTAGGGCTGCAACATATCACGCAGTTTTTGCTACCATTGCTGCTACTGTCGCGAGCAAAGACCGACAAGCACCGCAGGCCACGGGTAACTGTGGCCTTCTTCATTTGTGAGTCTGATTTGCACGCCGGCACAAGAAATCGACGGGTCCTTCCTGTGCAATAACCCATGCGGGAGGCGACAGCCCGGCATTTCGATAGCGTCAGAACGCGAAACGAGGTTACCGGGGTTACCAGTTACCACCCCGGTTACCACCTGAACCGAGTTACCACCCAAATTACGACCCGCCCACTGTGGCGGGTTTTTGCATTCCATGACCCCAACCTTGAACATCGAATACCGGAAGGTCGAGACGCTGATCCCGTTCGCCCGCAATCCGCGCACGCACTCCGATGCCCAGGTGGCCAAACTCGCGGCCAGCATCGTCGAATTCGGCTGGACCAATCCCGTCCTAGTCGATTGTAGCCACGGCATCATTGCCGGGCATGGCCGTCTGGCCGCTGCCCGCAAGCTCGGGCTCACCGAGGTGCCAGTCATCGAACTCGGTCACCTCTCGCCGGCACAGAAGCGTGCCTACGTGATCGCCGACAACCGCCTGGCACTTGATGCGGGATGGGATGAAGAAATGCTCGCCGCTGAACTGGCGGAACTCACGGAGTCGGGCTACGACCTGGCGCTGACCGGATTCTCCAACGAAGAAATTGAAGACTTGCTCGCGGATGGTGAGGAAGGAACGGGTGAGGAGTCCTCGGCTGATTCCGACGATGCTGCCAACGAGGTACCTGCTACGCCGGTCAATCCGGTCACACGCCAGGGCGATGTCTGGCAACTGGGTGCGCATCGCGTGATCTGTGGTGATGCCGCCGATGCCACCGTGGTCGCTGCTTTGATGGCCGACGAGCAGGCGGCACTATGCTTCACATCGCCGCCCTACGGCAACCAGCGTGACTATACGAACACCATCATTGATTGGGATGCGCTGATGCGGGGCGTATTCGCCAACCTGCCGATGGCCGCCAACGGCCAGGTGCTGGTCAACCTCGGCCTCATTCATCGCGACAACGAAGTCATCACTTACTGGGATGGCTGGCTCGAATGGATGCGCACTCAGGGCTGGCGCCGTTTTGCCTGGTACGTCTGGGATCAGGGGCCGGGATTGCCCGGCGACTGGAATGGTCGGCTGGCACCTTCGTTCGAGTTTGTTTTCCACTTCAACCGCCAGGCACGGCAGGCCAACAAGATCATGCCCTGCAAGTTCGCTGGTCAGGAAACGCATCTACGCAAGGACGGCAGTTCCACGGCCATGCGCAAAAAAGATGGAACGATCGGTGGCTGGACGGCTGCAGGTACGCCCACGCAGGACACCAAGATTCCCGATTCCGTGATCCGCATCATGCGGCACAAGGGAAAGATCGGACAGGACATCGATCACCCGGCCGTGTTTCCGGTGGCACTGCCAGAGCACATTCTGGAAACCTACAGCGACGCTGGCGACATCGTGTTCGAACCGTTCTGCGGCTCCGGCACCACGCTGCTTGCGGCACAACGGACTGGCCGCGTAGTGCGGGCCACTGAGATTGCGCCCGAGTATGTCGATGTGACCATCAAACGATTCCAGCAGAACTTCCCGGAGGTGCCTGTCACGCTGGCAACCACTGGCCAGACCTTTGATGCGGTTGCTGCAGAACGATTGGGAGCACAGGCATGACGATTTCGTGGCTGGCCGACAAGATCGAGCAGTGGCCGGCGGCCAAGCTGGTGCCCTATGCCCGCAACGCCCGGACGCACTCGGACTCGCAAGTGGCGCAGAT